ATTTACACGAATCAATTGTTGACTCTATAAATCTTTTATTAAACTCTCGACTATCTAGCATTATAAATGCAGATGGTCTAATTCCATTACCAATACAATACTGGTAAGTTCCGTTAACAGTTACTATTGGAGTTCCTGAATCAAACCTTTCTTTTAATAGCGGAGTTGTATCTTTTAATGATGGGCCGCCTGTGACTAAACATATTTCCTTTTCCCACTGGGTTTCATGCGGGGTAACCTGTTTAAGTCCTAAAGAGATATTATGTTTTATGTTATCTCTTATCTCTCCCTTATCAGAATTTACCGAAACAAATATATCCGGGACT